AACGCTACAAATTATGGATCAAGCAGCGGTGAAGACCCTTTCTATTCAATGGTAAATACAACCTTATCATCCTACTATGGAGTGTCTGGAGGCAGTAAAAATTTCCATGTACGTGATGATGGGGCAGTAACAATGTGTCACGGTGGGCGTGTTTGGCCAGACGGAACTAGATCATCAAACATAGATGATGTTGGATATGGTGCTTTGGTGAAAGGTTTAGATAGTTAAAAGTGAAGCCTCTAAAGTGTCCTAGTTATATCAGGGACACTTTTGATGTCAACTACTGAAAAATTAATTTTCATTGGATCATTTTTATGGATGATGCAATGGGGAACCCGTGTGACTTCGCTTGCGATCAATGCTCTCTCTTGAATACTCAGGATACAATTATAGCAAAAAGCGTTGCGAAAGTATAGTTCAGTGGTTTGTAGATAAGTATCTACCACGACACAAACTAGAAATTGTTGTACATCATCGCGGATTAGTTCATGAAGGTGTATATGGTTGGTGTACTGTCCTTGATTGTGACTGGAGACCAAGAGCATTTGAAATCGAACTACACAATCAGATGAGTATTGATGATTACACCAGCACCCTCTTACACGAACTCTGGCACGTTTATCAACATGTCAAGGGTAATCTGAAGGATAAGGGCGAAAAACGCTTCTGGAAGGGCATAGACCACTCTGATACGGACTATTCTAATCAACCATGGGAACTTGAAGCAAGAGAAATGGAGAGGAAACTTTATTATTGCTATTTGGGTCTTGGACCCGAATCTTTTGGTCGTGGCACACCATTTCCCAATCGCTTGACAGCATCCTAAAAACCCACTAGAATACCTTTGTCGAGGTTAATCAAACTATGACTTCTATTAAAACTGAATTTATTTGTGTTAAACCTAGATCCTCTAAGGCAAAAAATAGGTTTGCAAATTTGATGAATAACCTCCACTCTTGTCGAATTGAGAAACGTGAAGATGGCAAATTATTCCTTGCTTCTATCAGTGGTAAATACTTTTTTTGGATGAATGAATCATCTGACGACCACTGGGAGGTTATTAAATGAAAGATCAGAACAGCATCGAAGACACTGAAACTAAACAAGATAAATGGAATCGAGGTCTTGACATTTTTATTGAAAGTGTCTTAGAGCCAGATTCTGATTTGAGAGCGTGTGCTCATAATCAAAGATGCTATCATGAATTGATGGATGTTCGTCAAGATGTTTTGGATTATCTCAAAACTAAAAGATGGAACTAAAGAATCCTACTATCCCCATATTAATGTTTCTGGGTGTAATTTTTTGCACCCTTTGTGTTATTGTAGCAGGATACTTCCATGGGAACATGCACCTTATCACTACACTTAAAAATGCTGCCACTTCTTAACATTTTTCTTGCTGTAACTTTATGGGTTCAGGTTCCACAATGGAATGATGACTGGAGTAACTGTGCTGTAGATGTACCTGATACATCATGTCATTGGTATATTGTTCAGGCAGACAATACCTTCGGTGAAGGATTTGATTGGGAGACTGCACCATGGTATAGTATTGAAGGTCTGCAAGATATTGCAGATTTGCATGATCAAGTCCTTTCTGAAGGCAATCAGTACACTGTAGAATCTCTTCAAAAATGAACCTCACTCTCCAAGAAGTAGACCACCTTATCAAAGCACTAGAAACAATGTCATCTTATGATATTGCCCGTGCTAGAGAAGCAGTTGTGAATGGTGTATCTGATCACCCTGAATTGATTCAAAAACTAAAAGATTATCGTCTTCGTCTCACTTGACATGAAAGAATTTGATTATGAACTTGATTACAAATCACTTGACTTCACAGATGCAGAAACTCGCAAACTTTATCGTATTGGAAGGGGAGAACAAGGGGTTCTATTGGTACGCCCTTATACAAACGATATTTGTGCTCATTGGAGATTTGTAGATGAAGAAACGTCTATTAAATCTTCTCATAAAATATACGAAATGTTCTGTGAATATAAACAACGGAAAGATTTCATTGGAATGGACATGGCAAGAAAATTCCTTGAGATGGGATTTACCCGTGCAAGACGGTATGCCAATCACTCTTCGGGACGCAAATATGCAAAAGACAGGAGTATATTACCCATTGAGTCCGATTGCCTCACGTCTGAGAAATCAAGATCAGCAAAAGTATTCAAGGAAGTAAGAGATAAAGCTGCATATGATTCTGAATATGTTACAATGAGAAAAGAATGGAGATCTAAAGAATAGTCATGACTCAACTAATTGATCCATCTGATCCACGTTATTTTACAAAGACTTCTGAGGGTCTATATGATAGACATCATTATAAAGTTGTATCTAAAGAAGGTGATACTATTGTAGTTGACAACTGGCAAGATGCCTTTCTCATATGGTGGAATAAAAAAGATTTTCTTTCTCATATGGAGGTTTTAGATCCACCAAAAGGAGGAAAAGGATTTGCCTGACATTAAATATCATGATGCTTTTCCATGGAGGTTAGTGAATGGTGACACAATATGCCATTTTGAGTGCAGAGAACACTTGCAGAAATACTTAGATAGATATAAACTGAAACCTAGAAACTGTAGTATTACACATAAAGATGGAAAACCCTTTGAATCCCGTGAAAAACACAAGAGAAACGTGGAGTCGCCAACATCAAAGAAAAATAACGGAAGTTCAAGTGCAGTTCGCAAACGAAAATCCAGCGTGGATTCCACTCGAAACACTTCTAGCAATTCAAAACGTAAGAAAAATGGAAAATAGTCATGTATGAAGAGCTAAATTGTTTTGAGGAAGCACTTAAACATTTTGGAACTAGAGTTGAAATCATCTGTGCTATGGAATATTCCAAAAGATTGTCTTCCGAAGATGCGTATCAAATGATCAAGGATGAACTTAAGGAGGTTAAAAAATGCAGGAAAAAATTCAATCAGAAAGAGAATTGTTGACTTCTCTTGAATGGTATGATCTTTGGTTGCATGAACCAGATGATCGACCTCTTGCAGAAATTTGGAGAGAAATGGATGAAATTGAATCTCTCACCCCATTGCCACCTAAAGAACAATGAAAACTAAAGCACTTTTACTTTTAACTCTATTATTCTTGCCTCTACCTGCATTTGCTGGCGGTCCAGTTTTTAGGAGAGGTAATCATAATCATGGACAAACGAATGTCTATGAAGAATGCTTTAGACATGTAGAGAAATATACTCCAGGACACTACAATAGTCGGGGTCAATATGTTCGTGGGCAAGTAAGAGTTACGAGAGAAAGTGTTCCTTGTGGATATGCTCCTAGGAGAAATTATCATGTCCCCAGTCACTATCAACGTAATGAACCTATAGACAATAATGATTGCTCAGGTGGTACAGCTGTGGGTGCTTTGTTAGGTGGTGGACTTGCAGGATTTGGATCCAGAGGTAAAGATCGCTGGTGGGCGATTCCTGCTGGAGTTGTTGGTGGTGCCATGGTGGGATGTCAGATTGATGGTGGTTGAGAACTGAAGCCTCTAAAGTGTCCCTGTAGTGTAAGCACCACTCAAACACATGGGAACCCGCTCTCGCATCGGTATTCAACTCAAAGATGGCAGTATTCTGAGTTCTTATCATCACTGGGATGGATATCCTGAGTGGTTGGGTCGCATCCTCACCACACATTACAACTCCCGCGAACAAGCAGCAGATCTGATTGATGGTGGTGATATGTCCTGTGCGTGGACAAAAGATCGCTGGACTGGTAAACAACTTGCTGCTTATGTGACTGAGCAGAAAGAAGCAGAAGAGTATGGTCCTCAGTATTACTCTGGACGCGGTGAAGATTGCCCTCCTCGTCTTGATGACAACATGGAGAAATACCTTACTAATGGTGAAGAATACGGATATATCTTTGAAAATGGTGAATGGAAGTGTTATGATACTAAAGACTGGTCCGATACATATAAGGAGCAGATTTCCATTCCTGAAGGAGCATTGGCAGTATGATTGATAGAGGTTTTCTGACAGAAATGTCTCATGATGATAAAGAACGTCTGTCAGAAGACTGTGAGGACTATCTTTTACATAGAAACATCCCTCTTTATTCTCATTCGTATGATAATATCATCATACATGCAATTAAAGAGGGATATCAATTACAACGTTTTGATCGCTTCGTAAAAAAACCACAATGACTGAAAAAGAACTCAAGCAAATGGAAATCGTTGCAGAAGAATTTTGGGCAGAGGTTGAATCCGAAGCGGAACGACTTGAAGTTACGGTTGATTACTATCTTGCAGAATTTTACTGATGGAAGAAGAAATCAAACCGAAAAGAATCAAAGATGAGAAATTTCTGCTACTAGCAGCAATTCATCAAGTAGAAAACATTATCAACCTGACAGAGGAAAATGAATACAAACAATTCATTTACATGCACCTCAATCCAGTTTATTATGAACTAAAGCGCCAGTTGACTAATCTCACAGACCAAAGTAAAATTAAGGAGTAAACTAACCGAGGATGATGACTCAAAAGTATTTCTACATTGTTGACCACTTTGTTCCTTTTCCTTCTAGTGAATATGGTGGTGTTTGGAATGTGATTGCTGAAAGTGACGAAGATTGTTTTAATCTTATCACTGATAGTGATGATGGATTTAATCAACAGTATTATGGAAACCTTCGTGAAAACATTCTAAAGTCTCGCACTTATGCCTTGGCAGAAGATGTAGAATCTACTATTGTTGAGGAATTTACTACATGAAACCTGACATGGTTCTAAGTTGGAAACAACATCTTCGGGATGGTAATGTATGGAGGGTGAATGTAGAACTCCCTATGCAAGATGTTCCTGGAGGTGATGTAACATTCTACAATGTAGATGTATATGTAGTGTCACCAACTCAAGAACTGGCACAATATATTGTGTCTACAATGTATTCTGAATATCAATCTATTTCTGTTGATGATGAACCAGTTAGAATTGCCCCCTGATTTTCCTCATGAACCACCTGAAAACTATACTTACGAAGTTAAAGAATTCCGACGCAACATTTTATCTATTTGGTGTTGCAATCATGCTGAATTCTCTTACAACGGCGGTGCTGTTTCAAAAACTATCTGGGGTTTCTACAATGTCAAACAACGCACCTACATCGCTCCCGTCAATTCAAAAAAACCTGGAAAAGTAGTAGATATTTCTAATACTCGTCCTTATACTGCAATGCAACTCAACTTGAATCCTTTAATGCAATGTCTTATGTCCCCAGATTAGATGATTATGTTGTATGGAATGACTCTCTAGGGAGAGTTATTAAAGGATGGGTGTATTTCGTTTCTGATACTTACATTACGATTGAAATTGGTGTAAAATGTAAAGATGATGAAAACATCAAACATTGTCCTATTCATAAGAAAACTCACTGCCTAGTCTTATGTTTTCCTGAGAATTGGCATGAGTTGGAATATGTAAAAAATCGAAGAGATAATGATATTGATCAATATAAATCTCAAGAAGGTAGATATATTGATCCTCAGTAAATTAAACTGAAGCCCCTAAACTGTTTTATTATTGTAAGCACAACACTTATGGACTGGTACGACGACATTCAAGTTGAAGAACTTCAAAACTTTGATCACATTGAAGAAGATCTCGAAGATTTGATTGAAGATGATCAAAATTTCAACATGAAAGAATACCTCAACTCCAACATTGATTACTGAAATGAACTTCCCTACTCAAACTGTCAACGTTTTGCCTCACATGAACGAACTCCGAGAAACTTGGAGGCGTCAAGATTTCCGATTTACTAAAGAGCAACAGGAAGAATATAATATGCTAAAGCAAGCACGAGCAGAACGAGTTAAGTGGTTTTATGAAACTGGACGAGTTCAAGTTGGTCCTAAAGTAACAAAGGAAAAAGAAACTGAAGTTGAAGACAGTTGAGATACTGTCCGTAACCACTTGACTTAACTCTCATTATCTCCTATTATACTAAATAATAGGAGATTTTTTCCTGTCTAAAATGAAAACCTTTGCTGAATTTGTTGCAGAAGCATATGATAAGGATGTCATGGGATCTTCCCAAATCCGTAAGCAAGGAGAGGGTGGAAGAGTTGGTGCTAATAGAAAGAAAACAGAACCAGAAAAGCGTAGAATGAAAGCAGCGGGTGGTGGAAAAATGGTCCCCGCAAAAGATTACAAACCCCGCAAGGATATTGGTTCTCAAAGGCAAAGATCTACAAGAGAGCAACAACCAACACAGGAAAGAGGATCTGCTGCATTGTCAGCAAAAGAAGCACAACGTAAGGCATATAGAGAAAGAAAGGCAAGAGAATCGGGTGCAAAGACTAAATCTGCATCAGAACTTCTGTCTAAGAAATCTGCTAAGAAAGTAAATCCTAACTATAAACCACAAAAAGCATCTGGATATACTAGAACCGAAAGACAGAAACTCCAGAGAACTGGCGATAGAATTATTCGCGACATTCGTAAGGGTAAAGACAAACCAGCATCCGCCTACCAGAATTGAACTGAAGCCCCTAAAGCGTCCCAGTAGTGTCTGGGACCGCCTGCAAGACCTCTGAAACAACCTCTAGGTATATTTGTACTGCTGAGGTTGTTTTTTATTGACAGGCGATTCTGACTCTGCTAAACTACTACTTTAAGGAGACCACCGATGGGAGTTTCACAACTTTCCGAAATCGTTGCTCTCGGTTTTGAAGAACTCATTGCTGAGGGTGACACAAGGGAAATTGGCAAGTTTCTTGCATTTCCAACCGAACGTATCATCGCCCCGCAATGGTTGCGCGAAGAATGTGGAATCGAAAATGATAAATCTCCCGATGATCTTGATGGTCAGCAGGAAAAGTACGATAGACTTTCTTCAAAAGGTCTGCGTATTCAAGTTAAGTATCGTGGAGGAAATACTCTCCACATGGAACAAACTCGCCGCACTACTGGCAAAAATGCAAACAATGGTGCTAAGAATGGGCAGGTTCGCTATGCAGTGAACTCGTTTGATGTTATACTGTTTATTATCCCCAAAGGTCACGAAGATATTTCAACCTGGGAGTATCTTGCTATTCCTAGTTGTGAACTTGAAGATAAGAATATGCCTGGATATTGTGTAGGTTCTGTTCCTGCTGCTGTCCGTAAAAAGTACACTGGTCGCGCAAAGGAGGTTCTGGTTGCTCTCAACAATGCTGAATGAATATACAATCGGTGACAGTAGAGAACTACTGAAAGAAGTTGATGCAAACTCGGTGGATCTAATTTATATTGATCCACCATATTGCACTGGCAGAGATTTCTATCACTTTGATGATCGATTCAAATCGAGTGCAGATTATCGTGAATTGTTGATGCGTCCTTTATTGGAAGAGTGTCATCGAGTTCTGACTGATTGTGGCAACATTGTTGTGCATGTAGAACCTAAGATCTCTCACCATATTCGCATTGTCCTTGATGATGTGTTTGGTGAGAATAGATTTAAGAATGAGATTGCTTGGGTTTCTGGTGGCAACCACAAATCAAAAAAGCAACTGCAACGCAATCATGATACGATCATTGTTTATCAGAAAGGAAAAGAGTCCATCTATAATGCAGAGCACAAAGAATATGATGAGGATACTGTAAGGAAGGCAAAGATCTGTCCAATTCGCAAAAAGAAATATAACACATCTGCACTTGTTAATCGTCAACCAAATGTTGTATCTCGCCCTAATTTGAGATATGAATGGAATGGTAATCATCTCCAGTGGCATGTATCAAAAGAGAGGATGCAGATGCTTCATGATGATAATCGACTAGAATATTCTCCTAACACAGGTATTCCTAGAGTCAAGAAGTATTTGGATGAAATGGATGGAATCCCTGTCAAAGATGTATGGTCTGATGTAAAACAGATTCAGGGAAATGAGAAGTTAGATTATGCAACTCAAAAACCTGTTGCACTCTTAAATCGTATACTTCGCATGTTCAGTAACAAAAACTCTATTGTTCTTGATCCTTGTGCTGGATCTGGTACAGTAGGCAGAAGCGCCAGACAGACAGATAGAAATTACATTTTATTCGATCTTAACACTGAAGGCAAAAAACTATTTGAAGAATCAATTAAAAATCCATTGCTCGACGCAATGGTCAGTTAAATTAACTGAAGCCCCTAAAATGTCCTAGTAATACTGATACGCCCTAGATGATTACACTTCGCCCACATCAGGAACGCATCACAAATCGTATGCGTGACTACAACAAAGGTCAGATTATTGTTCCTACTGGTGGTGGTAAAACTCTCACCATGATTGTTGATACTCGGGATCGTCATGATTCTATCAACAATGGAACCACTACTGTTGTTGTTGCTCCGCGCATTTTGCTTGCAGAACAACTGTGCAGCGAATTTATGGAGGTTATTGATACTGCTCATACGCATGTAATGCACGTTCACAGTGGAGAAACTTCATATTTCTCTACAACAAAGGCAGAAAAGATCAATCTATTTGTAAATACCGCTAGAACTGCTGGTGAGAATGTAATTATCTTCACCACTTATCATTCTTTGCATCGTTTGCAGGAGGCAGATATTGAAGTCAATACGATCTACTTTGATGAAGCGCATAATTCTGTGCAGAGAAACTTTTTCCCTGCTACGGAATACTTTGCTGCTGATTCTGATCGGTGCTACTTCTTCACTGCTACTCCTAAGCATTCTCTTACTGTTTTCAAACCAGGGATGAATGATGGTGCAGTTTATGGTCAGGTTCTGGCAAATGTTCCTGCTCCTGAACTAGTTGAAGGTGGTTACATTCTTCCTCCCAAAGTTGTAGTCAAGTCGCTTCCTTTGATCAAAGGTCGCAAAGTCATGTATGCCGAAGATGCTGACAATTTGATCGAAACTATTGATGAGAACAACATCGACAAGACTTTGATTTGTGCTCGCACTACAAAGCAGATTGTGGGTCTTCTTTCTCAGTCTGATTTCTGTGTTGAACTTGCTCAGCGTGGATATTCTTGGATGACGATCACATCGAAGACTGGTGCAATCATTGATGGTAAGAAAGTCAATCGTGAGCAATTCTTTGAGACTCTGAACACTTGGGGCAAAGATCCTGAGAAGAAGTTTGTTGTCATTCACCACAGCATTTTGTCTGAAGGCATCAACGTGAGTGGACTTGAAGCAGTTATTTTCATGCGTAACATGGATTATATCGGCATCAGTCAATCTATCGGTCGTGTGATTCGTTTGGGTGGCAAGTCTAAGACCTTTGGTCTAGTTTGCATCCCAACTTATGATTCTGTAGGAATCAGCACTGCTCGAAAAGTTCAGGCAGTTGTTGATGTTGTATTCAACAAAGGTGAACCCGCTATTTCTGAGATCCGCCGATGAATTACACTAGACAACAACTAATCGATGCACTTGTAGCAGAGTGGGAATATCTCTGCCATGATGATTTTGATCCAGAAAATGATCAAACAACTGAAGAATATCGTGAGGATTTGATTGAAATGTCATTGGAAGAATTGATTGAAGAAACATCAACTGATGAACATTATACGTTAGATGAATGGATGGAAAACTGGGGATGAAACTAACACAAACTAAGAGCAGCATACTAGAACCCAAACCAGTAGAAGAGGGATTCCTGGTGGGAAAATATGAAGACCCATTGTGTTATGCTGCTGTGCCAATTATGGGAAGTAATACACAACTAGCAATTATACATCGAGGGAGAGTTATTAAAGAGTGTCGCAATCGTCAATCAGCAATTAACTTTATTGAGAAGCATCGTAAGGGTAAATCTGTAGCAAAACTTCCCATTTAACTAAACTGAAGCCCCTAAACTGTCCTAGTAGTATGAAGAACACTCATTTGCAACATCCTGAAGATTCTATTCTGACTGGAGACCTTTCAGTTCTTGATTGGTTCGGTGAGTCGGATAGTATTATCAGCACCAAAATGGATGGCGCTCCTGCTATTGTTTGGGGCACAGATCCTGCGACTGGTACATTCTTTGTTGGCACTAAATCTGTCTTCAACAAAGTAAAAATCAAGATCAATCATTCACATGAAGAAATTGACAAGAATCACGAAGGCAAAGTTGCTCGTATTCTTCATGCTTGCTTTGATTGTTTGCCTCGCACTCAATCCATTATTCAGGGTGATTTTATTGGGTATGGTGGTAGTGATACTTTTCGCCCCAATACGATTACTTATGTCTTCCCTCAAATAGTATCGGAAGATATTATTATTGCACCTCATACTTTGTATTTTGGTGTTGATCTGCGAACTGTAAAAGCAGCACCTTTGACTAACAAACTGATCAGCACTGATTCTTGTTTGTTTGTCCAACCTGAAGTTTCTTTGCATCCTCATCGTGAAGATTTGGTAGATGTTTGTGCATTTGCCAAGCAAATGTCCACTCTATGTGAGTTTGTCACGCCAAACAAAGCAACAAAAATCAAAAAACATATCAATGACTGCATCCGTGGGGAAAACTACATTGATGAAGATGAAATTGCAGAAAAATTTGATTGTGACATCAACTTGATCCGATTGTGGAAGTTGGTTGCATCTATCAAGGAAGATTTGTTCTGCTTCATTGATGAGTGTGATGACATTGGTTGTTTGATTGGTGAAGAAGTTACATTGCATGAAGGTTATGTCATCACCAACAAATATGGCATGTTCAAAGTTGTTGATCGTGAAGAGTTTTCCCGTGCAAACTTTATCATGGAAAAGACTTGGTAATTAAAACTGAAGCCCCTAAACTGTCCTAGTTACATGAGCACCGATTCCATGACCACTCAATCCTTCGCTGACTACGTTGCCACGCAAGATGCACGCAATGAGATTCAACTGAATGTGCGTAAATATACTCTGATGCTGTGTGAAGCATTGGAGAATGATTTTAATCGTCGTCATCCTAACTCTGATCCCTACAAGTTCTACATCGAAAGTGGGCGTAAGTATCACAAAATTGTGATGGAGACTGAATCTCAAAGCAAAAGTGTTCATGCCTTTGTTGATAAGAAGTCAGGTGAAGTTTACAAACCAGCATCATACAAAGCACCTGCAAAGATTGTTCGTTACAATCTTCTGATGATTGAGTCTCGCGAAGAATGTTTTGCCCGTGCAGATT